GACCGCTATGGCCACATACAACACCGCTACAAAACAACTCATTAGCAACTACGCGTGCATAAGCACGTTAGAGCCAACTGACATTGTTGTTGGGCAATCCATAACTGTTGCGTCTATTGGCGCACCGTTTAACGGCACGTTTACTGTGCTGGCGTTGCCACAGTACGAGTACACAGGGATTGACTCAACTACTGGCGAGTTTCTTTATGACGAGGATGTTGCACGGCCGAACCAGATCATCTACGCGGCTACTGGTATCAATGTTGAGTATGCAGCGTTTTACGCCGGCACAGTGACCTATACACAAAACTGCACGTGGGTTTCTGTGGCGCAACTGATCACATACTTAGGCGTAACGATCACAAACCCATCAGACGATTACACGCTTGCTGAACAGGCGCGCAATGCTGGCAACGATTTTGCATATCGCCGCAGACAGGAGTCATCATATTTTGACAGCCTTAGTACGTCACCGGGCCACGATGTCACTCTAGGCACGTTGATGTATTGTGCAGCATTGTGGCGTAGTCGAGGCAGCATTGAGACTGCTTATGCAGCGTTTGACACTATGGGTACACCAACGCAACAGTCATTGACACCAATCGTTAAGCAATTGTTGGGCATCCCTCGACCAGCGGTTGCCTAATGCCCGCACCGTACACAGACCTATTAAACGAGGCCATAGACGATGTAGCGGCCACGCTGACAGCCGTAAGCGGTTTGCGCGTGGTTACTGACCCAACACGCCTTGTGCCAAATTGCGTGTTCCTACTTGCACCAAGTTTTACAACATTTGGCGGTAACGGCAACATTGTGACTATGGATTTCCCGCTTAAAGTTGTTGGCTCTGGGCCTGCAGGTCTGCCAGTGTTGCGCGAGATTTTGAGCATTGTTGCGTTAGTGCTGGCATCAAAAGTAATCGTGTTATCAGGTCAGCCGGCATCTATTGAGATTGGCGGAGCATCATTTCCGTGCTATGACTTAACAGTAAAGGTGCAGGCACAGACCGCATGATCTACACAATTGCGTCTACTAAACTTGGCATTATCGGTGACCCCTATGTGCCAGCTGACGGCATCAACGTGGCAGCGCTCTTGTCTGGTGGTTTCATTATTGAGCAATCCACACCTAAACCTAAGAAACCTGCTAAAACTAATACAGAACCCAACGAGGAGATTTAACCCACATGGCTACCAGCACTTACCTATCTAACCCAGTAGTCACGGTTAATGCCGTTGACGTGACAGACCAGACCAGCGCCTCAACCCTGACTCGCGTGATCGAGGCGTTAGAAAGCACATCGTTTGGCAAGACCGCACGCGTCTATGTTGGCGGCCTAGAAAACAGCACATTAACTTTGACGATGTATAACTCTTTTGCAGCGTCAGAAACTTACGCAACATTGGCTGCACTTGTAGGAACATCTACAACGGTGACGATTAAACCAACTAGCGCGGCAACTAGCGCAACAAATCCAATTTCAACTTTGACAGGCTGCTACCTAGAAACCTTGCCAATTGTCAACGCCGCTTTAGGCGCGCTAGACACAATTGACATCACGTTTACTGGTGGCGTGTACTCAGTCGCAACGTCTTAAAAACAGCCGGCAACGGCCCGACACGAAAGCAGGCACATGAAAGTTAAACTTGAATTAGACCTACAAGACGGTCGCGGCACACGCACCATGACCACAAATATGTTTGTGGTATGTGAATGGGAAAAACTAGAAAACCGCAAAGTATCTGACGGTAAAGGTATTGGCTACAGCGACATTGCTTGTTGGGCATATCATCTATGCAAGCTGGCTGGTGACACTGTGCCGGACACTTGGCGCGAATGGGTTAAACAGCATCCGAACATGGATTTGACCTCAGTTGATGAGACAAACCCAAACCCTACAGCGTTGGCACCTACCGACGACAACTAGCAGAAATGCTGGTAGCAGTAGGATGGTGGCCAACGCACATCGAGTTTGACACACGCGACCTAGTTACGGTGATTAGTGTTATAGAAAAGAACAACAAGAACAGGTGAGTTTCTATGACAGTTAATACAACCATTCAGGTGGTAGGCGTCAAAGACACCATTAACGCACTTAAAAAGATTGACCCACAATTGCAAAAAGACTTTAGGGCTAAAGCGAACGAGATTGCCCAGCCAGCAATTAACGCTGCTAAAGATGTTTATACGCAAGTGCCGTTGTCTGGTATGGCATACAAGTGGAATAGCAAAGGCCGTCAACTGTTTCCGTTTAGTGTGGCTAAAGCCAAAAGCGGTGTCAAGTTGCGTATTGACACACGGCGTAATGCTGTAGGCGTAATCTTGATTGAGCAAAAAGACCCGGCAACAGCGATTTTTGAGACTGCAGGCCGCGCTAACGCAAACCGTTTAGGTGACTCATTAGGTTTTGTTGGCGCTGGTCGCACTCGACTGATCGGGCCTGCCGTGTATAAAGCGCGGCGAGGCGTAGAGGCTGAGATGGAAAAGATGATTTTAAACACGGCGCGCACAGTTAGACGGGCAATGTAATGCTGTCTATTCCGATTATCTCAGAGTTTGACGGCAAGGGCATTGATAAAGCCATCAAGCAATTTAAGCAACTAGAAACAGTTGGCGAAAAAGCACAATTTGCAATAAAAAAGGCTGCCATACCTGCCGCTGCTGCGCTTGGTGCGGTCACTGCAGCTCTTGGTGCTGCGGTGGCTGCAGCTGCAGAGGATGAAGCACAAGCCGCACAACTTGCGTTGACATTAAACAACGTCACTGGCGCTACAGAGAAACAGGTTAAAGCCACCGAGGACATGATCAGCGCTATGTCAAGGGCTACCGGCACGGCTGACAGCGAGTTACGCCCGGCACTAGCAACATTGGTTACCGGCACAAAAGACATTGCTACAGCAACAGAGGCATTGTCGCTTGCACAAGATATTGCTATCGGGTCTAACAAATCTTTGGCTGAGGTATCTGACGCGCTAGCAAAAGCGTATGGCGGCAACATGAAAGGCCTACAAGCCTTGTCACCAGAAATTAAAGCAATGATTAAAGACGGCGCAACACTTGATGACGTAATGAACGTCTTAGGCGGCACGTTTGGCGGTGCAGCCGCAACCGCAGCAAACACCGCTGCAGGGAAATTTAAGATACTAAAAAACTCGTTAGACGAAACCAAAGAATCAATAGGTGCAGCCTTATTGCCAGTAGTAGTAGCAGTGTTGCCAATCTTGCAAAAGTTTGCTGACTGGGCACAAAACAACCCGCAAGCATTCTTGGCTATTGCCGGCGCAATCACCGCTATTTCTGTGGCGATCTTGGCAGTTAACTTTGCAATGGCGCTTAACCCATTTACAGCAATTGCGGCAGGTGTCGCGGCGCTGGTGGTTGGCATTATTTACGCGTACAACAAGTTTGAGACATTTCGAACAATTGTAAACAGTGTGCTTAACGGTCTAATTACTGGTTTTGAGGTTTTTGCTAACGCATGGATTAACACAATTAACATGATTATTCGAGGCATGAACTTGCTTAATCCGTTTACCGACATTGCATATTTGCCAACAATTAGTTTGCCCAGCATTGGTGGCGGTGGTGGTAGCGCATCTGTTGGGTCTGGTGCAGCGCGTGAAGGCGGTGTCGGTCAAGTATTGGCAAGTATGCCATCTATGCCTAGCCCATCAGCACCATTGGCTTTAGCGCCTACATCTAGCGGTGGTGGCGGTGGCAGTATGTCTAAAGGCAGTCAAGGGCCCGGCTATAAAGCAGGTGCAAGCGGCAACAAGTTTGGTGGTGGCGTTGACGTGCAGGGCGGTTTTAGCATCAACATATTTGGCGGTATTTCTACCAGCGCCGAAATTGGCAAATCTGTTGTTGACGCAATAAGCCAGTATCAACAGGTTTATGGCCCAGTTAACTTTGCAACGCTCTGATCATGCCGGGCTCAACTGTTATTACTGGTGGCACATACCTGTTAGAGCTGTCTAGCGGTTATGACGCTGCAGCATTTTATTTGGATGACTCAACACTTGACGGCCCAGATGTGCTTGACGGTGACGGCGTAGATTTTAACGACATCACTGACGTGGCACAGTTAATTACTATTAGTCGAGGCCGTCACAAACCGTTAGACGTGTTTGGGCCCGGCACAATGTCTGTGTCAATTAGCGTGCCAGTGGGCAACCGTGACTATGACCCGTTAAATACATCTAGCGTTTATTACAATCAGTTGACAGAACAGCCGGGTCTAGCGCCATTGCGCGCAATTAGGGTAAGTCGCAACGGTGAGTACCTTTTTACAGGTGTAGTAACCACGTTTAACCAAACTTACAACATGGCTGGAATGACCACTTACAGCATTGCTGCAGCTGATAACACTTATGTGCTATCACAAGGGTTTTTGCCTCAAACGGTAACCATTAGCCAAACCTCGTCAGAGCGCATTACAGCCGTTTTAAGCGCTGCAACCTACACAGGCGCTACATCTTTAA